TGAGAGTACGCCAAAGGACATAGCTGCAGCAAGTCCTAAAGCAATTTTCTTAAATGAATTCATCTTTCTCCTTGTTTGTGTATATCTGATTATTTAATCAGAATTCTTATAATAGGTTTAATCTATCTAAGTAATCACGAACATCATCCGTCATTGGCTTAGGTTCTAATTCTACCATATTCCTCTGTTCCTTTGCAAATTGAGATGCAGAAGTAGACCAAGTGTGTATATCTATCTCTATATTAGGATTTTTTGGAGTATGGGATAATGCACCAAATACCGCACCCGTTACGGCATCTGACAAATCTTTAGATTTTTTGCGTGGGTGGTCTACCTTCTTGTCATTAATAATTTTAAGTTCAGACATTTCGTCAAGCAATAAAGGTATATAGGGCATAGCAACACGCTCTTCATAGATCATCATTGCAAGGTCTTCATAGTGCTTCTTACCAACAGAAACAGTGTCAGTTCTGATTCCTACGGCTTGAAGTTCTTGTTGAATATCAAATGATTGCCAACGGTCAAATGTAACCATACCAATATTAAAACCTTGTCTACGAAGGTTTTGAATCCATTGCTTTACATCTGAAAGGTTTACTGGACCTTCAACCTTTGGTTCCCACCATACGACGGCATCTACAATAATGATAGGCGCAACCTGTTCATAATCTTTAACAACCTGAAGATTGACCCACTTATCAACATGGGCGATTGCAACAGCACACTTATCGTGTTTTTGTGCAAGGTCAGCGTGAACAAAGTATACCTTGTCTGGATCTGGCTTAAATGATTCGTCAAACCTTTTATTATTATCAATTGGGTTTCTAAGCGTCATACATTTTTCAAGTTTATCTTTTTGTTTAAAAAATGCATCAGAAGCAAAAGTTGGTACACAAGCAAAACGCTGCATTGCATCACCCATATCTGTAAAGAATGCAAGCCTAAAGTCATCTATCTTGCGAGTAGGATTGACTACCCAGGTAGGTCTTTTTAATGCAAATACTCCAGGGTATTTGTATGATGTAATTTGATCTTCATCCCAGGAAATATCTAAATGATTTCCTTCTAGGTCGTCTGGAAAATCTGGATTCATTACAAACCTATGGTTGTATGTAATTACTTCTTTTTCCATAATAGCCGCTTCATATTTTTGTGAAATAAAGTCCCCTGGAAAACGTGGGAATGAAAGCAGTGCCACCTTACCAAGGTCAGGAAAGCGAGAGTCTACAGAAGCACGAAAGGCTTTATATATATTGTCTGCAGTCTTTCCTTGATCATTTCCTGTGCCAACCTCTTGTGCAAACCCAGAAATTTCATCAAGTACTGCAAGGATAAGGTTCAAACCTTCATGTGATTCACGCTCTGAGTGACCAGAGTAAACTGTAATACCCTTATCAAACTCAATGCTTTCGGCTTTTGCATTATATTTTCCTGCAAACCATTCAGACTTTTCAATTTTAGTTTTAAAACCTTTAAAGAAAACGTTCTTAGCCTGCTGAGCGTTAATAGCAACGTTAATAATATCAATAGCATCTCCAGAAGGTTTGCCAAAATATCGTGCTGGATCTTTAAGGCATAGGAGTTTATATACTATATATGCACAGGCTACTGTTGATGTAAAATCTTTTCCAGATCCCTTGCCAAGTTGCAAAATTATTTCATTTTTTGTATATTTTTTATAGTATTGGTTTCCTTTTTCAGGACCAAGAATATCTATAACATCTTCAATTCTATAAATTTGACTCATTGCTTCAACAATGTCGTATTGAATATCTGAAAGTGGTGGCTGTGCAAGATAGTGCTCTCCCTCAACAAAAGTTTTTGCATCTACAGGCATTTCCTCAAAGTTATTGTTTTTTAATACTTCAATAAAATCATTAAACATCGTGGACAACTGTAATTACCTCGCCTTCTTTTGCAATAGCAGAAAGCCGTTTCATAATAATATCTCTGACTTCTGGATGCTCAGATGCAATATCACGAAGAATCCCAACAAGAACCTCTTGTCGTTTTTCAATCTCAACCATCTCTTCGGCCAACTCTTTATTTTCAAGAAGGCCAGCCTTTTGAAGCATATCAATTCTTTTAGATTCAATATCCATAACAAGCTTAATTGCCGAAGTCTTAGCACTAAGGTTATTAGTCATAGAGGCTTCATCAATAACCTCGTAAGATTTTAAAATAAGTTTGCTGTAGTGTGCATCAGCACCAGCAAGTGCATCCTTGGCACGGGCACGGATAGCGGTGTTGTTAGAAGTTTTTTCTTTCCATTCATCAATGTATGCAACTACACGAACTCTTGGAATTGCTAACTCTTTTGAGATTTGTGTTGGATCACTACCTTTTAGATATTCTCCAACAACGTCATTCATAACGTCAAGATGCTTAACTAACTCTTCTTCAGTTGACATACTTGCCCTCTAGCCTATTGATTTCATCTTTAATATAAAAAATAGCTTTTTCAAGATCCTGAATGGTCTTTGATTCATCTTTAAGTCCCGCTCTCCAAAGGTACTTAAAAGCATTACCAATGTTAAAATTGCGGTGACGAGTAATTTCTATACACTCAACGCCAGAAGGGTCTGTCGTATAATGCTGTGGATGATTTACCTGATCAACTGTAATATTTAAATTATTGCTCATCATCTTCCTCCCACTCAAATGCTTCTGGCAAACCTTTTAGTGCTGTAAGAACATATGTTATTCCAACAGCACCAGTAATTCCTAAACCTATTAAAAATTTTTGCGCTTTATTCATCTTTTTGACTTCCTTAGTCCAAACTTAGCAAGATAGACATATACAGTCTCTACTGTACAAGCACACTCTTTAGCAATCTCTTCAGGAGTTTTTTTATCCATAAGGTACCGCTTACGCATAAAAATCTCTGATGTATATAGTTTAGCAGCCATATTGTTATTTGTCAACTTCTTTTTCAGAAATGTCATAGTTAAACCTATCCGAGTTTTCCATGATCCACTTATCTTGATTTTCAACATCATATTTTCTTTCATTAATTATTCTATCAATTAAATATTCTTTTTCAAGGGTAAAGGATGGCTCGTATATTCTAACTCTATTGTTAGGCTGTATTGCAAAATTTCCATCATCTCTTTGTATGACATGGCCACACTTGTGGTCTGCAGGACTTTCAGAATATCCATCATCTAAAACATTTGTGTCTGGGTTATGCCAGTCTAATGTAAATAAATAGGTTCCTTTATGCATTGTCTTTGTTCTATCTATATAAGACATTCTTAGGTTTGTTAGATTTTCAAATCTTGTTACAGCAATATGATGACTAAAAGAATTCCATAAAACTAAATTATGAAGATCAACTTCTGGAATTCCTGGCTCTGTGCAAAAAGCAGATATTGGAAGTCTCCACCAAAGGCCACCATCTGGCATCATGATATGAAATAATGGGCTTCTAGATTTTAAACTTGAAACGCCAAAGATTACGCACTCAAAGTATTTATCATGGCTATCTTGATGATTGCGTAAATAGTTTCCTCTTACATAACAATTTATCGGTGGTATGTTTGCATTTAACTCTGGCATTATGTATCTTTCCTGTTTACTGGGTCAAGTCTATCCCAAAACCCGCCAGGATTTCCTTGATATATTTGACCAGTCTCTCTGTCAAGCAACAACCATTTGGTTGGAGACAGAGTGTGAATTAATAAATCAACTGGTTTATCTTCTTCTTTAAAAGAAAAACTATCTCTATCACTCATTATAATGTTGCCTTATCCCAATTTTTAATTGCCCAATGTCCAATCCCGCAAGCATCTGCAACATCGTTATCTGTAATTATTCTATCATAAACAGTATTAATAAATTTAATTGTTCTTTCCTTGCGTAACATTCTCTCGTATGCTTTATACCAAGAAACAGATTTACCAGGGTTTTGAGAACGAATCAAAAGTTGCTCATCTTTAGATATTTTTTTATTTCCAATGTAGTTTTGCCATGTTATTGGAGAAACTCTACCTATAATTTTAGTTCCAGATTGCCCTGCTGCACCAAGAATAGCCCCTTGAACTAGTGCAAGATCTGCAGCAGTCTTGGGACTATTCATAAATACAGTATGCTCTATTATTATTGACTCAAAACTACCATAGTAATCAACAAATGCTTTTACCTTCTGGCCAGCATCCATAACCTTTTCATATATATTACTACCTTCAAAATAAATTTTGCCAACCGAACCAAGAGACTGTTCTTTAGTATTAAATATGGCAAAAGCAAGGCTAGTAG